GCTGATTTACTCTGCCCAAACAGATGCAAACGGTCAATACACGATCAAGTACCTGCAGCAAGGACAGAGCCAACTCTATCAAGTTATCTGTGATGCTCCTTCAGCTATCTACAACGATCAAGTAAAGGCAAGAGTTTCATCCGACTAACATGGCAAACTATACTCCACCAGCGTACAATCAAGTCAACTTCTTCTTTGACTTTCCAGCCGTAATGACGATGAACTATGTCGCACCTCCATATAACCACGTGGATTTCGACTTTGAAGCAGTAATGTCGGTCAGCCAAGAAGAAAAGGCTCGTCCACAATTCTTCATTCCGGAATAAGATAAATAGAGGAAAATAGAGGGCATTTCGATGATTCCTAATTCTAGAGCATCAATAACTGCATACGCGCTACGCGCATTGGGCGATGATGTGGTTGAGGTCAATGTATCCGAAGATCAATTGGATGATCGTTTGGACGAAGCCCTTTCGTGGTTCCGCGACTACCATTCTGATGGTGTCGAAAAGGTGTATTTCAAGCACCAAGTGACCTGTTCGTCAGTCAAGATCACCACTGCTAATGCTGAAAGCTTTAGTGGTCAAGAAATTATCACGGGTGGAACATCTGGTGTGCAATTCGTATTTGAATCTGCTCCAGATGCAAATACTATCTGGACTCGCAAGATTGGTGGTACGCTTGTTCCGGGAGAAACGTTGACGGGCGGTACGTCTGGTACTGTCGCAACGTTGACCTCGTTGCCTGCTGAAATAGTCATTGGCGATATTGAAAAGGGCTATCTACCACTGAATGACGCTATCATCAGCGTGGTGCGAGTTCTACCATTGAACCAAAACTACAGCGGTGCGAATTTCAATATGTTTGACGTTCGTTACCAAATCATGTTGAACGATATGTTTTCGTTGACCAACATCAACATGCTGTACTACACACAGGTTCAATCGCACCTAAGCATGATTAACTTCCTGCTTACGCCAGAGATTACCTATCAATTCAATCGACACAAGAACCAATTGCAATTGAACGTGGACTGGCAATATAAGGTCAATGCTGGTGACTGGATGATTGTCGAAACTTGGTCTATCCTAGATCCAGAGAATTGGACTAAGGTCTACAATGATCGTTGGCTCAAGGAAATGTTCATTGCACTAATCAAGCGTCAATGGGGTAACAACCTCAAGAAATTCGAGGGAATGCAATTGCCTGGCGGCGTGATGTTGAATGGTCAAAAGATTTTCGATGAAGCGACGGCAGAAATTGAAAACCTCAAGCAACGTGTAATTTACGATTACCAAGAACCAGTTGATTTCCTGATAGGCTAAAATGCCAACCAATCACTACTTTCAGTCGGGTGTTCCTGGGGGTCGTTCCTCAGAGCAAAAGGTGCTTGAAAGCATCATCATCGAATCCTTGAAAATCTATGGGTTCGATGTATACTACCTACCTCGAAAGTTGGTGAAAGAGGACATTCTATTTGGTGAGGATGTGCTGTCGAAATTTGAGTTCGCAGTACCTCTAGAAATGTACCTCAAGAATGTCAATGGCTATGCGGGTGATGGCGACTTCGTAAGAAACTTCGGTATCGAAATACGAGACAGGGGAACTTTCGTATGTGCCCGCGCGAGATATGCCCAAGCCGTTTCTGCTAAGGGAATGGGCATTCTACCAGATCGTCCAGCTGAAGGTGACTTGATCTACATGCCAGCATCAAACAGCATGTTTGAAATCAAGTTTGTAGAACACGAAGATCCATTCTATCAGTTGGGTCGCTTGTACGTTTGGGAAATGGAATGCGAGCTGTTTGTTTACAGTTCAGAAAAACTCGACACTGGTATTGGTCAGATTGACGAAATCGTTACTCTGCAAAGCGAAGAGGAGTCGCTCTGGAATATGACGTTGAACAATGGTGGCCAACTGCTATTGCAGAATGGCAATACCTTGCTCCAGTCAGGATTCAAAATCGGTACTATTATTCCTGGTGCAGATAACGACCAGATCAAGACAGAGGGTGATACCATTCTTGACTTCTCTGAAAAGAATCCGTTTGGTGAGATTAGCCAATGATCGACAATACGATTTTCTACCACAGCACTATTCGCAGCACAGTAGTCGCGTTTGGTGAACTGTTCAACAACATCCGCATTCAGCGTGTGGATTCCGCTGGAGCGGTTGTCCAAACGCTCAAAGTTCCTTTGTCTTACGGACCTAAGCAAAAGTTCTTGGTTCGTATTAGGCAAAACCCTGATCTAGCGACCCGCTCGCGCATCGAAATTACTGTGCCTCGTTTGGGGTTTGAAATCGTCAATTTCCAGTATGATGCTAGGCGCAAGCTTGCACCTACGCAAAAGCAAAAGAAGGTTACATCAGATGTGATGATGAACACGATGTATAACCCAGCCCCTTGGAACATCAACTTTCAGCTTCACGTTTTGGTACGCAATCAAGATGATGGTCTGCAAATTCTAGAACAGATCCTACCATTCTTCAATCCAGAGTATGTGGTGCGTTTGAATGATGTTACTGACATGGGTCTACAGCACGACCTGCCAATCGTGCTGAATGGGGTTACTTATTCAGATGATTATGAGGGTGACTTTCTCACGCGCAATTCAATTGTCTGGACGCTAGACTTCACAGCCAAAGCTAACATCTATGGTCCAGTCACGAAGCAAGGTGTTATCAAGACCGCTATTGCTACGTTGTATCCAAACATGCCTGGCTACGATCAGGTAGACAACGAGCGTTACACCGCTGCTGTTGTACCTCCTACTGCTGGACCAGCAGACACATACACTATTCTAGAGACTTGGGATAAACTGATCGATTGATTGGATAATGATAGACTATGGACAATGATAGAGTAGTTGATACGGTATCGCACCTCGTAGATCCTGAATTGCCTGTTGTTAGAGTTCAACCGCAGCTTCCAGTGGTGATTGAACCTATTGACAGTTCGGGTGATGACCTACAAGATGACTATGAGCTTGCACGAAAGCATCTACGGGAAACTGTAGAAAGGGCATCTGAAGCCCTCAGTGGCATTCTACAAGTCGCCAAAGAATCAGACCACCCTAGAGCATTCGAGGTTGCTGGGCAGTTATTGAATGTCGTTGGCGAAGCAGCAAAGAACCTGATGGAACTACAGAAGCGAAAGAGGGACATGACTGGTGAGACTCCCCAGACCTCTACCGGCGACACCAACATCGAAAATGCGGTGTTCGTTGGTACTACCCAAGAGTTGGCTGAAATCATGAGAAGGCCGTCGAGAGAACGCCTACCTAATGTCGAATAAACCGATCACAGTTACGCACGTTAAGAAAGCGCGTAGCGGACCAAAGAGTTATCTAGCAAACCCTCGCTTGAAGGCGAAGGGTGTGGTAGTTCCTTTTACCCAAGAACAGATTGACGAATACGCTAAATGTGCGGGTGATCCGCTGTACTTCATCAAGCATTACATGAAGATCGTCAACTTGGATCGTGGTCTTATTCCGTTTGAGACCTGGCCTTTCCAAGAAAGGATGATTCACACGTTCCACGCTAATCGTTTTTCGATTTGCAAACTGCCGCGTCAAACAGGTAAATCAACCACAGTTGTGGCATACTTCCTTTGGATGGTACTTTTTGTACCACAACAAAGTCTGGCTATTCTAGCCAACCGAGGCGATTTGGCAAGAACGCTGCTGGAGAAGATCAAGTACGCATACGAATACCTACCACTGTGGATTCAGCAAGGTATTGTCACATGGAACAAGGGTAACATCGAATTAGAAAATGGTTCCAAGATTGTCGCTACTGCAACGTCATCGTCTGCGGCGCGTGGTGGATCATACAACGCTATTCTGCTGGACGAGTTCGCGTTCGTTGAACCAAACATGCAAGAGTCATTTTTCAATTCCGTGTATCCGACGATTTCTTCTGGTCAGTCATCGAAGGTTATCATCGTTTCTACGCCGAACGGTATGGGCAATCTATTCTACAAGATGTGGATGGATGCTACAGACAAGATTGCAGCGAGAAATGCGTACAAGCCGATTGAAATCAATTGGTGGGATGTTCCTGGTCGTGATGAAGCGTGGAAAGCAGAAACTATTTCCAACACCTCACTACGTCAGTTCCAACAAGAGTTTGAATGTCAGTTCCTTGGATCGATGGATACTCTCATTGATCCTAACGTCATCAGGTCGATGGTGTTTGAGCGTCCTATTTACGAAAAGGATCATATTGACATCATCGAACAACCACAGAAGGATCACATCTATTCAATAGTCTGCGATACTTCACGCGGTATTGGACTCGACTATTCTGCATTTGTGGTCATGGATATTACTGCGCTGCCATATAGTACAGTAGCAAAGTATCGATGCAATGATGTATCGCCGTTGCTGTATCCGTCGGTCATTTACAATACTGCGAAGGCTTACAACGGGGCCTTCGTTCTGATCGAAATCAACGACAATGGTCAGCAAGTAGCAGACATCTTGCATGACGATCTTGAATATGACAACATCGTTTGGGTTTCAAAGGATAACAAGTCTGGGCAGTCCGTTGGTGGTGGGTTCGGGAAAAGCGGGGTTTCATTGCAGCGAGGCGTAAAAACCTCAAAGCAAGTCAAGCGTTTGGGTTGCACGTTGCTGAAGAATCTTGTAGAGAGCGGAAAGATCATAGTCAGAGACATCGACATAATCGGTGAATTGTCTACATTCGTTCTCGACAAAGATACCTATGCTGCGGAAGAAGGGTGTAACGATGACCTTGCAATGTCGTTGGTACTCTTTTCGTGGATGGTAAATCAAGACTACTTTAAGCAAATAACCAACACAACCTTGAGAACCTCGCTTTACGAACAACAGATGCAGGAGTTAGAGCAAGACCTAACCCCATTTGGTATCGTAGCAGATGGCCAGGAAACTGGCGTCAAAGTGGGTTTTGGTGAAAACAGTTGGCTAATCAAGCCCGAGGATGAAGACCTTTGGCTGACGCGATCTTTGACCGAAACCTGAAAAATCTAAAGGCATAAATACTCGTTGCTAATCAAGATTACACGATCTGATTTCACGAATTTTCGGCCCAGTAAGTAACGTAATAGGAGAATAACAATGGCCTTCCAGCTCTCACCTGGTGTACTCGTTGTAGAGAAGGACTTTACGGGTATCATCCCAGCAGTTGCCACCACTCCAGGTGCTTATGTAGGCGCCTTTGAATGGGGTCCTGTTGAAGAAGTCCGCACCCTGTCCGGAGAGGACAGGCTAACATCTACGTTCGGGTATCCAAACGTTGATACGTTCGTTGACTTTTTCACCGCTTCAAACTTCCTCGCATACGGCAATAACCTTCAAGTTGTGCGCGTTGTTGGTACGGCGGCTAAGAATGCTGTATCGCAAGGTACTGCTACGCTCATCAAGAATACCTCAGATTACCAGAACGTTGCTTTTGATGGTCAACTTTCTGTTGGTCCTTGGGCTGCAAAGTATCCAGGCGTTAAGGGCAATTCGCTAAAGGTCGTGGCAATTGACCAATGCGCGTCACAAAATGCCTATGATACAGCTACCTATGACGGCGTAAATCTGTGGAAGGCGATTGCTACTCGCCCAGGTACTTCCTTGTTTGTGTCTGACCGTTCTGGTCTGACCACTGCTGCGGACGAAATGCACATTGTGGTGCTTGATGAAGATGGTTTCTGGACTGGTACGAAGAATGCCATCCTTGAAACGTTCTTTAATGTATCAAAAGCATCTGATGCAAAGCGCCCAGACGGTACTGCAAACTACTACAAGTCTGTGATGAATGGTGAATCTACTAAAATTTGGTGGACTGATCACCTTGACACAGCATCTGGTATTGCTTCTATCACTATCGGTGGTGGCGGTGGTACTGGTTATCACCAAGCAACAACCACTGTTACTTGTGCAGCACCTCCTGCAGGTGGCGTGCAAGCAACGTTCACATGCACGGTAACTGCTGGTGTCATCACAGCCATTCAAGTTGTTAATGCAGGTGCTGGTTACGTTTCAGTTCCTGCTGTCACGATTCTTGATACCGACCTTACTCCAGGTTCTGGCGCAACTGGTACGGCTGTTCTGAACAACGTTCAGCCATCCAACCATACCGCTGATCTTGGTACTGCTGCTATCAACATCTCCTCGACTAATCTGTTCAAGTTGATCCGTAAGGAAAACTCAACTTCTGGTCAGAATTATTCGTTAACTGGTGGTGTCAGCGCAGAATCTAGCGTGGCTAATGGTGATCGTGAAATCGGTTGGGACATCTTCAAGAATACTGACCAATTTGACGTTTCGCTGGTGCCAACTGGTGGTGCAGATGCAGTTCTTGCCAAGTACGTTCAAGACAACATCGGCGAATACCGAAAGGATTGCGTCGTGTTTATTTCGCCTCTATTGGCTGACGTTAAGACCAATCCTGGTTTGGAAGCAGACGACATCATCACTACTCGCAATTCGTTGACTTCATCGAACTACTCGGTAATGGACAGCGGCTGGAAGTATCAGTATGACAAGTACAACGATACTTTCCGATGGGTACCTCTGAATGGAGACATTGCTGGTCTGTGCGCTCGTACTGACTTGACTAATGACCCATGGTGGTCTCCAGCTGGTCTGAATCGTGGTCACATCCTGAACTGCGTGAAGCTTGCATATTCGCCTAACAAGACGGATCGTGATAAGCTTTACATCAACGGTGTCAACCCAGTTTGCACTTTCCCTGGCGATGGTACTGTGATGTACGGCGACAAGACAATGCAAGCAAAGCCATCAGCATTCGACCGCATTAACGTGCGTCGTCTGTTCATCGTGCTTGAAAAGGCAATTGCTAAGGCTGCTAAGTACCAACTGTTTGAATTTAACGATTCGTTCACGCAAGCATCGTTCCGCAACATGGTTGAGCCATTCCTGCGTGACGTTCAAGGTCGTCGTGGTTTGACTGACTTCAAGGTAGTTTGCGATGACACGAACAACACGCCTTATATCGTTGACACAAATCAGTTCGTGGCTGACATCTATCTCAAGCCAACTCGTTCGATCAACTTCATTACTTTGAACTTTATCGCAACGGCAACTGGCGTTTCGTTCACCGAAGTCGGCGCGTAATCAGAGATAGGATAAGGAGAAATAAATGACTGCTCGTACAATTTCTGATTTCAAAGCCCAGCTAATTGGTGGTGGCGCACGTCCAAATCAGTTTGAAGTTGAAATGACGTTCCCAACATTCGTTACGCTTGGTGCCGTAGCGGGGCAAAAGATGGGGTTTATGGTGATGGCGGCCCAGCTGCCAGCATCTAATCTTGACGTTGCTCCTGCTCCATTCCGTGGTCGTTTCGTATACACGGCTGGAGAACGTACATTCGATCCATGGGGTGTGACGGTTCTTAACGATACAGACTTCATCATCCGCAATGCGCTAGAGCAGTGGCAACAAGCTATCAACAATAACCTGACAAACGTTGGTCTAACCAACCCATCAGATTATCAAGCTCGTGCTACTGTCTATCAACTGTCGCGTGCTGGTGACCGTATCAAGTCATACACGTTTGAGGGCATGTTCCCAACGCACGTTGGTCCAATCGAACTTTCGATGGATGCCAACAACGTTATTGAACAGTTCCAAACGACATTCGTGGTTCAGTACTGGACAAGCAATACAACGGGTTAATCCCGGCTGATGTGAAACGTTGGTGAGGCATCAGCCTCACCAACTCTCAATATAGGATTCTTAATGGACGACCAAAAAAGCTTTTCGATTTTCGGGTGGCAAGTATCAAAGAAGAAGGGTGTCGGCGAGAACATTACCGAAAATCCTTCTTTCGTTGCGCCTGAAGCCAATGATGGATCGGCTATCATAAATGCCGGCGGCTATTTTGGAACATACTTAGACGTAGAAGGTAACATCAAGAATGAGTCGGATCTGATCCGACGCTATCGTGAAATTTCGATGTACTCTGATGTGGACTCTGCAATTGAGGACATCGTGAACGAATCCATCGTTAAGGATGACGATGGTGCTAGTGTAAAGATCAATTTGGACAATCTGTCGGACGTTCTATCTGACAACATTTCCGAAGCGATTGTAGACGAATTCGATAAGGTCTTGAAACTGCTGCAATGGAATCTCAAGGCCCATGAGGTTTTCCGACGCTGGTATATTGATGGTAGAATTTACTACCACAAGATAGTAGATAAGGACAATCTGAAAGACGGCATTCAGGAACTGCGTTTTATTGACCCGCGTAAGATCAAAAAGATCCGCGAAATCAAGAAAACAAAGGACCCGAAGTCTGGCGTTGACATCATTACCAGCATTGAGGAATACTACATCTTCAATGAAAAGGGATTGGTGGCAACATCACCAGGTCAACCCGGAACGATAACGGCTCAAGGTATCAAGATTGCACCTGAGTCTATTTCATTCGTACCAAGTGGTTATGTGGACGTAGACAAGAACACGGTTCTGTCATACCTACACAAAGCCATCAAGCCAGTCAACCAGCTTAGAATGGTTGAGGACGCACTGGTCATCTATCGCCTAGCGAGAGCACCAGAACGTCGCGTGTTCTACATTGATATTGGTAATCTGCCAAAACTGAAGGCAGAACAATACATGAAGGACATCATGGCGAAGTATCGTAACAAGATGGTGTATGACGCACAGACTGGTGAAATTCGTGACGACAAAAAGTACCTGTCTATGCTTGAAGATTTCTGGTTGCCTCGTCGTGAAGGTGGTCGTGGTACGGAGATTGATACGCTGAAGGGTGGAGATAACCTCAACCAAATCGAGGATATTCAATACTTCCAACGCAAGCTTTATCAATCGTTGAATGTACCGCTGTCACGTTTGCTGCAAGATCAGCCGTTTAACTTCGCACGTGGAACTGAAATTTCGCGTGATGAAATCAAGTTTTCTAAGTTCATTGACCGTATGCGTTTGCGTTTTAGTGAGTTGTTTTTCGATGTGTTGAAAACACAATTGCTGCTAAAGCGCATTATGACGGATGCGGATTGGCAAGAAATAAGGGACAAGATTCGCTTTGATTATACGCAAGACATTTTCTACAGCGAGCTAACGGATCTTGAACTGCAAAGAAACAAGGTAGAGCTGTTGACTGAAATGGCGCCGTTTGTTGGAGTGTACTACTCGAAAGCGTATGTACGCAAGAAGGTGCTGCGATTTACTGATGAAGAAATCAAGGAGATGGATAAGGAAATGTCAGACGAAACTGCGTCTATGGTTCAAAGCACTGGTGTTGCTATGGGCCCTGATGCTGAATATGCTCCAGGAGCACCTGGTCAACCTAATCCAAACATGCTTAATCCATCAGCGCAACAAGGTCAACCACAACCTCAACCACAGCAACAACCGCAACCGCAAGGAAAATAAACTATGCCTAATGATACTGACCAATATTGGGATGACATTCGTTCGATGGTGAATGCTGTCGGCGAACGAAATCTAATTGATGTGCAAGCGAACTTTGATCGTGTAATGCAAGATAGGGTAGGTGCTGCTTTAACTGCCAAGCGTGCAGATGTGGCAGCGTCTATCTATGGCGGTAAACCGCAATCCGGTGCTGAGGACCAACGTTCCACAGAGGACGATTCTGAAGGCGACGAATAAGGAGTAGGCAATGGCCGCAACAAAGAGAATCCTGAAGCTAACGCATAATGATGCCAATGTAAAGATCATTACGGCATCTGCTGATAATGCAACTGTTGGTTTACTTACCGATCTAAAGCTTGGTTCGGAATCAGTTAGTCAAGGTGTTGTAACTGTGGGTCTGGGTAACGGTGGTTCTGGTTACACCTCGGCACCACAGGTTGTTTTCACACCTGCAGGAACTGGTGGTACTGATGCAGCGGCTATTGCAATTTTGAATGCTACTGGTTCTGTTACCGCAGTTAACGTAACAAACTATGGTTCTGGCTATACCGCAGCGCCGGCAGTCTCATTTGTTCCAGCCGGAACAGGTGGTACGGGTGCTACGGCAGCAGCGGCATTGTATACAGGCGCTAGAGTGGCTATTGACAAGATCATGTGGTCTACGTCACCAGTTGCTGGTGCGTCAATTACTCTAACACGAAATTCAGAAGCTATTGCTGTGCTGTTTGGTTCGGGTGAAATGGACCTCAATGCTAAGGGCATGACTGATGACTCGCAAGCTGCATATGACATCGTATGCACGTTTGCTGGTACGGGTGGTACAGCATACCTCAAGCTAAAGAAGGTTTCAGGATTCGGAGACTAATATGAACTTACAATCTGAAATGAACCCGTTTTATCTAGTGGAGGCGAAAGCCCCTGGCTACGATGCACCATGGGCTACACACGTTGCGTTCAATAACTCAAAGCACCATGATAAGATGTCTGCATGGCACGCCGATCAGATGGAGAAGCATAGCAATCTAGCGGTTAAACACGATGAAAATAGTACCTCTGCTTATCAAAGAGCGGCTGAGTTATCTAGTCACAATTCACCAAAGTCAGGCTTTGGTGAACAGATCAAGAATCATATGGCTAAAGCCACTGAACACATGATGTTGGCCCATCAGCATAACATGCTGGAGAAGTATCACGATCATATGCAACACGCACATAGTCTAATGCATGAAGGAATGGAAGTAGGTAATTCTAAAAGGATTCATCAAGCCCACGCAGCCGCAGCACAGGGTGCTGCACTATTTGCAGGGGCTACGAAAAGGAAATGAAAATGCGTCTAGTCACCGAAGTGTTTGACGACATCAATTGCGTACAGCAATTGGATGAAGCCACACAAAAGAAGAGCCATTTCATTGAGGGCGTCTTTGCCCAAGCAGGCATTCCAAACAGGAACAAGCGTAACTATCCTTATCCTGTAATGGAAGCTGCAATCAACAAGTTCGGTAGCTTGATCGAACAGAAGCGTGCGCTAGGTGAACTAGGGCATCCTCAAGGTCCAGCTATCAATCTAGATCGTGTTTCACACCTCATCACGAAGCTTGCATTTGAAGGCAACAATGTGATAGGTAAAGCAAAGGTTCTAGATACACCAAACGGAATGATCGTCAAGAATTTCATTGACGAAGGCGTTAAGCTTGGTGTATCAACACGTGGGATGGGTTCTGTTAAGGCAACGAAGATCGGCATTCAGGAAGTACAAACTGATTTCCAACTTGCTACTATTGACATCGTTGCAGATCCATCAGCACCTGATGCGTTCGTCCAAGGCCTCTATGAAGGCAAGGAATGGATTATGGTGAATGGTGTTTGGACAGAAATCGATGCGGAGAATGCACGCAATCTAGTGCTTAGTGCTAAGTCAGGACCTGACTTGACAGAAGCCAAGATCCGTGCTTTCAAAATGTTGATTGACCGATTGAAGTAAACGGTGTAGAAATTCCGAAATCTATAAATAATAGAGACATTTTCGGCACAACGAGAATCGTAGGAGAGAAAACAATGAGCGTCGAAAGCAAAATCAAGGAACTTCTAGAACGTGCAGCCCCAGGCCCACGTTACCAAGAAGGTATTATCCCACAGGGCTCGTCAAACATTGACCAAAAGGGTCTGGCTGACGTTGAAAATCTTGGCTCCGAAAAGGCTGGTGTTGCTGCTTCGGCTGCTGCTGGTCCTACGAGTCTACCAACTGGTCAAAATCCTGGTTCAGGTGAAGGCGTTGTAATGCAAGGTTCTTCACAAGTCAAGGATCCAGACGAAGAAGATTTGGCTGCAACTGGTCAAACGCAAGGTGGTAAGCTTGCCTCTGCAAAGGCTGGTCCAGCTGCTCCGCTTCCAGGTAGCAATGCTGGTGGTGAAACTGCTGTTGTTGTGCAGGGTTCATCTGGCGAAGCTACTCCTGGTCAAGGCGGCACACCTGCTCTTGCTACGGGTCAAATTGAATCAGCGAATGCTGACTTTGAAAAGGCTCTAACAGAAGCTGGTATCCCTGAGTCGGCGCAAGCTGCACTTAAGGAAGCTTTTGAAAAGGTTGTCGTTGCGCGTGTAGAAGCTGAAATCGAAAACGCCTCCGACACTCTAGCAGAAGCCGTACAGTCACTGGCAGAAGCCAAGTATCAAGAATTGTATGAAGCTGTCAATGAGTACCTGAACTATGCGGTAGAGACATGGATGGAAAAGAATCAAGTCGCTATCGAAGCTGGTTTGCGTACTGAAATTGCAGAAGATTTCATTTCTGGTCTCAAGGACTTGTTCGAGGAACACGCGATTGAAATCCCAGAAGAAAACTTTGATCCGCTGAAGAAGGCTCTTGCGGACAAGGAAGAACTAGAAGCAAAACTTAATGAGTCCATGCAGCAAGTTGTTAAGCTGACCGAATCGCAGCGCACGTTGGAACGCCGTCAGATCGTGGAACGTGTAACGAAGGACATGGTCGCAACAGACGCAGAAAAGTTTGTTAAGCTAGTGGAAGACGTTGAATTCGATACACCAGAATCATTTGCTGAAAAGCTGGCGCTTCACAAGACCCGCTACTTCTCAAAGGACGCTGGATCGAAAACAAGTCTAACAGAGTCGTCATCTACAGAGTTGCCAGCTACAGTTGATCCAAGCATTGAACTGTATGTTTCGGCACTTCGTAAAACGGCAAAACGCTAAATAGTCCAATAAGAAAAACAGGAGATTCAAACCATGTATCTGACAGAAGAACTACAAGGCAAGTGGGCACCAGTCCTTGACGACGAATCCGTTGCTCCAATTAAGGATCCGTATCGTCGTGCTGTTACCACAAAGCTGCTAGAAAACCAACACATTGCGCTGATGGAAGATTCAGCGGCTAACGCTGCTGGCGCGATGCCAGACACGGGTGGTGTTGCTAAGTTTGACCCAATCTTGATTTCGCTGGTGCGTCGTGCCATGCCTAATCTGATTGCGTATGACATTTGCGGTGTTCAGCCAATGTCAGGCCCAACTGGTCTTATCTTCGCAATGAAGTCGAACTATACGTCGCAAGGCGGTACTGAGGCTCTGTTCAACGAAGCTGATACGTCTTTCACTGGTACGGGTTCACACGCTGGTTCAAACCCAGTTAACGGTGCGTACACAACTGGTGCTGGTGTTACAACGGCAACTGGTGAAAACGAAGGTACGTCGAAGGGCACTCCTGGTCCAGCAATCCCAGAAATGGCGTTCACAATCGAAAAGACCACGGTTACTGCAAAGACCCGTGTGCTTAAGGCTGAATACACCATCGAACTGGCACAAGACTTGAAGGCTGTTCACGGTCTTGACGCTGAATCAGAACTGTCGAATATTCTGTCCGCAGAAATTCTTGCTGAAATCAACCGTGAAGTTGTCCGTACGATTTATTACGCAGCTAAGGCTGGTGCGCAAGTTGGTACGGCAGTCGCTGGTGCTTTCGACCTTGACGTTGACTCAAATGGTCGTTGGTCAGTTGAGAAGTTCAAGGGCATGATGTTCCAAATCGAACGTGAAGCTAACGCAATCGCACAACAAACTCGTCGTGGTAAGGGTAACTTCATCATCTGCTCGGCTGACGTTGCTTCGGCGATGTCGATGGCAGGTGTCCTTGACTACAACTCGGGTCTGCGCGATACGCTGACGGTTGATGACACTGGCAACACGTTTGCTGGCGTTCTAAACGGTCGCTTCCGTGTCTACATCGATCCATATTCTGCGAACGTTGACGCTAACCAGTTCTTCGTGGTTGGTTACAAGGGTGCGTCCCCTTATGATGCAGGTATGTTCTACTGCCCATACGTTCCTCTACAAATGGTTCGTGCAGTTGATCCAGGTTCATTCCAACCAAAGATCGGCTTCAAGACACGTTATGGTCTAATCAGCAACCCATTCACAGCAATCACTTCGGCAGCGAACATCTACTACCGTAAGGTGAAGGTTCTGAATCTGATGTAATAGAGGTAGGTAATAAGAAGGCTGCAAAAGCCCTGGGGGAGACCGGAAACGGTCTCCCCTTTACGTTTTGGAGGGGATATGAATAGTGCCGATGTGGCAAGACAGATAAAGGCTATGCAAGAGGATATAGACACTCTCAAGCAGGCTTTAATAGGACATTTCAAATCAGACGATGATGTTCAGAATCGTATTGCTGAGGATGTTCATAAAGTATTGATGCTCCTTCTGAATTCTAGGGTGGATTCTGCAAACCAAAATTTGCAGAATGCTAGTGATACTCTGGGCATGCCGGAAGATGAGCTATAAATACTAGCATAGGAGAATACTATGCCCAATCAAGAATGGCTTGACGCAAACGAAGTTGAATATGACTATCTGAAGCCCAACAGCTTTAGAATGTCGTTTCACAACATACCAAAGGTTTCATATTTCTGTCAGTCTGTAAATCTGCCAGGTTTCACAGCAGGTCATACTGTTCTGCCAACACCATTCCACGATTTGCCTATAGCGGGTGATAAAGGTGAATTCGAACCTCTGTCTATCACCTTTTTGATTGATTCAAAGCTAAAGAACTTCCTTGAATTGCGTAACTGGTTGATTGGCATTGCCTTCCCAGATAGCTATCAGGAATTCATCGACCTGCGTACCAAAAATAACAACAAGTCGTTGACACAAAAAGTCGGCAAGTATGATAATGAAAGTGGTCTGTATGCAGACGCCACATTGATGATTTTGACCAACAAAAACAATCCTCACTCAATGGTAACCTTCAACGATATATTCCCCATATCGCTGTCTGGTCAGCAATTTGCATCAGACGTTACCGATGTGCCCGCAATGGTAGCTACCGCAGTATTCCAATACAAAACGTATTCGGTTACTCTGCTTTAACCACTTGCTTTTTCCCTGGAAGTATGCTACTATTAGGTCTCTGTACCTAAGATGGGTTCACTATGGCTGCCTTTGACATTGAAGTAATAAACACCGATTGGTCCAATGATTCCAAAATCAATGAACTAGACTTGGTGGGTTCGATTCGTGATGTGCCTAAACTCCACTCAAAATGGATTGGCAAACTGTCTCTGGCAAAGCTGCAATTGCGACAGCGAATTTCCAAGTACAACAATCTACGTCAGGCTAAGTTTCGCTACTATCGTGGTGAAATGACGAAAGACGAACTTGACAAGTTTGGCTGGACTCAATGGCAGGGTGTAAAGCCTCTCAAAACGGACATGTCAGAGTTCCTGCAAACAGATCCTGACTTGACATTGCTAGAGGACAAGATTCACTATATGGAAGTGGTTGTCTCGACACTAGAGGCAATTATTCGCAGTATCAACAGCCGAGGCTATGATTTGAAGACCATGCTAGAGGCTAAGAAATTCTACAATGGGATGAACTGATATGTGTTTCACATGGTTAGTAATTGGCGTCATTATGGGTGCCACCGCTATTCTTGCCATTTTCTCTAAGTTCAAGTAATGGAAGAAGTAGTCCGCGTATCGAAAGTCAACGAGGCATACATCAAAGTAGATTGTAGCCCTTCCGTTGCCTACGAGCTGTCGGACTACTTTTCCTATGATGAACCCGGAGCGAGATTCATGCCCCAAGTACGGGCAAGACTGTGGGACGGCAAACGCCGTCTTTTCGGCCTTATGTCCCGTGAAATGTACTCTGGCTTGTATTTGCATCTGGTTCAGTTTTGCAAAGAGCGTAGCTATGACATCGAAAAGGTACCTACTGAATACGGGCTGCCTCTCGACATTCATCCAGTTAGAATAGAAACACTGGAGACGTTCTGCAAGAGTCTGAATCTGCACTATGACGGCAAGCCTATTTCCATATACGATCACCAACTGCAAGGTGTATTCTATGGTCTAAAGCATCGTGGTAAGCTGCTGTTGTCTCCTACTGGTTCAGGCAAGTCCCTCATCATCTATGTGATTTTGCGCTATCTAAAAGCGTACAATCAAATGAAGGGCATTGATAAGTCACAGATACTAATCGTTCCGCGCACTTCGCTCGTAGAGCAAATGTACTCTGACTTCCAGGAGTATTCATATGCAAATAAGTGGCCAGTGGCAGATATGTGCGCTAGGATATATTCGGGTTTGCCGAAAGACCCGCCTTCTCCTATCGTAATCACTACTTGGCAGAGCATCTATCAACAGCCCAAACCGTTCTTCGATAAATACTATACAGTAATAGGTGATGAGGCTCACACATGGAAAGCTAAGTGTTTGACTAGCATCATGTCCAAATGTACCGAAGCACCATATCGTATCGGTTTGACTGGTACGTTGGATGGTACAGAGGTCAACAAGCTTGTGCTTGAGGGTCTATTTGGTTCAGTCTATCAAGTTGCCACGACTAAGGAACTTCAGGACAAAGGAATTCTAGCACCGTTGAAAATCAAGATAGCGGTGTTGAAATACTCTGATGAGGAAAGAAAGGCGATTGCTAAGTCGAAGGAGTATTCAGACGAAATAGCCTTCTTGCTTGCGCACGAAAAGCGCAATCGATTTGTACGAAACTTAGCTGTGGCACAGAAGTCTAATACTCTAGTGCTTTTCAATCAGATCGAAAAGCATGGTGATATTCTGTACCGAATGATTAAGGAAAAAGTAGCAGATGGTCGAAACGTCTATTACATCCATGGTGGTGTAGACGTAGAGGAACGTGAAGCAGTACGCAAGATCATGGCAAAGGAGACAGATGCTATTGTTCTCGCCTCGTATGGAACCTATCAGCTTGGTATCAACATACCCAATTTGCATAACGTTGTTTTTGGATCGCCTTCTAAATCTAGAATTCGCAATCTTCAAAGCATTGGTAGAGGGCTACGCACGACTGCTGGGAAAGCTTACTGCACGTTGTTTGATATTGCTGACGACCTGCAATGGAAGAACAGAGTTAACCATACGCTGAAACACCTACTTGAAAGAATCGACATTTACAACAACGAAGAATTTGATTACAACCTTGTCGAGGTACCACTCTAGGAGCAAAGGGAAGAAAATGGAAGAACAAGAACTCCAATCTCCTATTTACTACATGCGGCTAATGAATGGCGATTCCATCATCGGCAGGTCTGACGATGATATGGACAAAATCAACGATATAGGATATGTGGTGATGCGGGACATAATGAAGGTTAAGAATCAGATGATGTCCTCACCTCACGGCGAGCTATCGGAAATAATGATGATACTGCCATGGCTTGAAGGCACATACATCACCCAAGACATTTCAATACCCACAGACACAATTGTTGCAGCGTCAATGTGCAAGAATTCTCTCGCGTTCAAATACGCGAAGCACGTTGCGGGTTACAAATTACGGGAAACGATTATGGAAGATTCGTTCACTAAGGCTTTCGCCAAAATGGAAAGCGAGTCGAACGATCAACAGGAGGAAGCAGCATCAGAAGAAGAACCGAAGATGCTGATTGTGCCTCAACCACCGCGTCAGCCAGAAATGCTGTCGCCACAAAGAATGATGGAAGCAGAAATGGATGGAGAGCTTGATGAAGAAGAAGATGATTCGCCTTCGGCGAAGCCTTCGGCTGATCTATCGTACCAAGTAGACGGAAAGACATATCACTAAGTAACCATATCTCCAACCGCACACAGGCATTATACAACGGGTTGTCAAATTTGTCAAATGAGGAAATTCTATGCATGAATCAACGGAAAAAGGATGGGACATTAGAGTTAACGGCAAGTATATTGGTCGTGCTCCAATTGATCCTAATTGGGGGCTTGAATCAGCACAGGCACATATTAAGGCTGCGCTGGCCAAGGGTGTTATCAAGAAGGACGATTTATCGTTCCCTAATGTGACGCAATATTTGGTAGTGGATTCTAGTGCGCCGATGCTGCCGATCACAGGTAAGAAGAAAAGGGGACGGGCATGAGTGATGCACAAGTAGCACCACCAGAGAAGCCAGCAAAGCCACCTGCACACTATGTGGACAAAAAGAAGTTCCACGAAGCGATGGTTGCATACAAGGATAAGATCAAAGCAGCGCAGGCTAAAGGGCTCACTCGTCAAGATGATGATTGGCCACGTGTAGACAACTATATCGGCGATTGCTTTGTCAAGATTGCCAAGCACCTAGCGTATCGATACAACTTCATCAACTATTCGTATCGTGATGAAATGATTTCTGACGGCATAGAAAATTGCTTGACCTATGCTGACAAGTATGATGCAGACACCTACAAGAATCCGTTTGCGTATTTTACACAGATCGTTTTCTTTGCCTTCGTGCGACGTATTCAGAAAGAGAAGAAACAGCTTCACACCAAATACAAGTACATTGAAAGTCTTGACCTCACATCGATGATTACTCAAGGTCATGATGATGGTGAATTCACAAACGAATTCGTGTCGTGGCTAAAGGAACAGTTGGATGATGTCGATGCATCGAAGCGCGAACCTAAGAAGCCAGCCAAGAAGGCTAAGGTGGCTAAGGTTGCAAAGGTCAAAAAGACCCCGCGTGGTGGTATTGATGACCTCTAAATATCCATCATTAGTTTGCCCGTATTGCAGAGAGCCAATTCTAGTGGAGAATTTCTGCTCACACGCGCATTCAGTACATGACGCTAAAATGCCATTGACCATGACGAAGGAAGACATCGACAAACGTTATGGTCAATTGGGCGGAGTGCTATACGGAGAAATGGACGAACAGGGCAGGTTCAGACCGAATGTGACTTGACATATCCACTAAATATCTGTATACTTAGGAAATAGGTAGCGTACCTATTCATCAGAACGCGCATCGACGGTTGAGATACCGGTCAACGAAAGGAACATAATGGAAGCAATCAAGATCAGCGAGCTATTCTATAGCTTGCAAGGTGAAGGGAAATATGTAGGTGTCCCTTCTATCTTTATGAGAACGTTCGGCTGTAATTTCACCTGTGGTGGTTTCGGAATGCCAAGAGGTGAAAAGAGTGAGCAACGGTTTCATTTCCCAGTAGAAAATTATCCCACGTATCAATCGCTGCCGCTAGTATCTACGGGCTGCGATTCCTACGCCTCTTGGGATCCTCGTTTCAAGCATCTTAGTCCGCTGCTGACAATAGATGCTATCATCGAACGAATGACCTCGTTGCTGCCAAACGGCGACTACAACAACAAAGATCAACCCATCCACCTTGTCATAACGGGTGGCGAACCTTTGCTGGGTTGGCAGAAGATGTATCCAGCGTTGTTGGAGAAACTGTTTCAAAAACAAGGGTTGGATTTCGTTACGTTTGAAACTAATGGCACACAGCCATTGCATGACGACATGATCCAATATATGATGAAATCCACCATCAAGTTCACGATGTCAATCAGTCCAAAGCTTGCTGCGTCTGGTGAAGCAAGGTCAGATGCTATCAAACCTGAGGTCATCATGGAATACATTGATGCGTTGGAGAACAAACAGAACTTTGAAACAGACGACATCTATTTCAAGTTTGTGGTTGACAAGCCAGAAGATGTGGAAGAAATTGATTCTGTGCTACAGCAATACGCTTTGGGTGGTTGTTTCTACATTCCAGTTTACCTGATGCCCGTTGGTGGCACTGGTGAACTGTACTACAAGAACAACCAGCAAGTAGCGAAAATGGCCTTGGATCGTGGCTGGCGATATAGCCCGCGCATTCAAGTTGATCTTTGGAAGAATGCGTGGGGTACTTAATGAATTTTCCTGATGCTATAAATGGTGCATTTGAATTGTGCGCAGGCTTCTTTGTACTGAAGCATTGCGCGGTGCTTTACAAAGACAAGTTGGTTCGTGGGGTTAGTTTGCTTGCCGCATTCTTCTTTACCTCTTGGGGATTCTGGAACCTGTTTTACTATCCGCACCTTGAACAGTGGTTGAGTTTCTATGGTGGGTTGTTGATCGTCCTTGCGAATTCGTTATGGGTAGGCATGATGATCTATTACAAGCTTCGTGAAAGGAAGATGAATGAAAACCGATCGTGATTTGGGACTGAAGGTCGAGACATATCTTCGCAAGTGCGGGTGTGAGACACCAGTAAGCTATTCGTTTGATATGCATCACGATACGCAGGTAGGAAAGATCACCGAATCGTTCCGTGAAATCATGCAGACGCTTGGGTTGAACTTGAAGGACGATTCGCTTCAAGATTCTCCGGCGCGTGTGGCGAAGATGTATGTGGACGAAATCTTCTCTGGATTGAACTATGAGAATTTCCCGAAATGTACTACAGTAGAAAACAAGTTTAGTTACGATGAAATGGTGATCGAAAAGGGTATCACCTGTCTATCAGTTTGTGAGCATCACTTTGTCACCATTGACATGAAGGTTCACATTGCCTATATCCCTGACCAAAAGGTTCTTGGCTTGTCAAAACTGAATCGCATTGCTAAGTTCTTTGCGCGACGTCCACAGGTTCAGGAACGCTACACAGAACAGGTACAGCACGCGCTTTCGTTCATTCTCGAAACGCCTAACGTGGCTGTAGTGGTAGAAGGCAAACACTATTGCGTAGTGCAACGTGGGGTAGAGGATACCAACTCGTTGACGATTACATCAAAGCTTGGTGGTGGGTTCAAGACGAATTCATCCTTGCGTGCAGAATTTATGAGTCTGATTCGTGAAAATTAACCTAGAATACGTTGCGTCGGGTACCAACTATACCCGACTACCAAATCCAGGCGCGTATGAATTGCCTGTGAATTTGGAAATGATCCGTAAGGTGTTTCAGGGTCTACAACAACCACACCACAAGTTCTCTCTGCTATACAATGCATATACGGAGAAGCATTTTGGGGTCGCGTTCAAGAAATACTATCGTGATTGGGTTCATAGCATCCATGCTGACTCAGGTGGATTGCAGATGGTCACTAGAGGTGAAACACCTACGCCACAGCTAAAGACTGAGGTGTATGAATCTCAGGCACGCGATTCTGATGTGGCGATGTCATTCGATGAAATTCCAATCTTCATTGCTGGAGATAGGTCGCTTCGCCTCGACATGAAAAATCGCTTCTTTGATCCAGACAAGTTTGAAAGTGCGGCGATTGCTACTGGTGATAATCTGACAGAGCAGTTGGAGTATTTCGAGAAGCATAATTCCGAAACGAAGCCACTGTTCATTGCACAAGGGAATGATCTTGAAACGTATATTCGATGGACTGAAATCGCATTGGCTAGAGTACCGCATTCTCTACATGATAGGATTGGCGGTGTCGCTATGGGTGGCGCAGCTTTGGGCAATGCTATGCTTGAAGATGTCAAACGGGCATATTACTTTTCACAACTGCCTATCGACCATAGCCACTTGCACCTCTTAGGAGTTGGGTCAGTAGTCCGTATGCTTCCATATATTGTCATGTGCCATAATGGAGTGTATGATAAGGACATATGGATTAGTTACGATTCATCTACTCATACGAGTGGTCCGGAAATGGGACGACACTACATTGACCGTAAGACCATCGCATTTGGCAAGACAAAGAACGCCACCTACACCCGAATCTACAATGACATCGAAAGACGTTTTCCTGATGTCCTAGATTTTGGAGTAGATGATCTGCATGGTGCATTGACCTGTGGTGGCTATATCAATGCGCAACGTATCTATGGCACAACAAAGGAAGCAGTACAGTCATTCGTGATTCTGTTTGCAGCCTCTGTGGCGAATTTCATGGATCATGCAAATGATGCATTCAAAGACCCGAAGTCATTGCTTGCAGAGGTATCGGGTACACCACGCAATGCGTTGAAAAATCTCTATGAGGTAAAGACGCCAGCAGATTTCAAACATTGGGAAGATCATGTTGGGCACTATCTTCCAAGCAATCCAGTTCGGTTGAAGCCGAAGGCTCTGGATTCATTATTTGAGTGAGGACAATATGAGCATAAGCAGATTCATTTGGGTGACGTTTCAAAAGGAAGGTGTGCATTCGTATCCAGCAGCACCTGATGATGTGTCGTTCCTCAGGCATCCACATCGTCATATCTTCCACTTCAAGGTGAAGATTCAAGTACAACACAATGAACGTGACATCGAATTTATCCGTTTCAAGCGTGAACTGGAAAATCTGTACACCACTACCAATGAGAACAAGACTCTGGGTCTGAACAATATGTCCTGTGAATCGATTGCAGAGGAATTGATTAGTTACCTAACCACATACTACCCACAGCGAGTTGTGATGGTAGAAGTTTCTGAAGATGGTGAAAATGGCGCCCTTCTGATGGCGAATCTATGATGTCACATATAGTTAATCATGTAGCATTAGAGCCTATTGATGGCCGCTATTCAGCACAATGGCTGGACTGTATCAAGCCAGAGTTTGAAAAGTACGCAGATCAACGCAAGTGGAAAATGGTTGATTTGCTTGGCACGCCCATCGACAAAGGGGTTACTGCTGGTGGGTTTCTAAACTTCGCAGATACCAACATCTGGAAGGCGTCACAGATTGTCAAAATTTCAGAACAGTTCAGCAAGGGCTTTGTAAAGCCTGGTGATGTGTTTCTGTTCACAGATGCATGGAACCCTGGCATCCTTCAGGTCAAGTATATGGCTGATCTGCTGGATATTCCAGTCAAGATTGTCGGTTACTGGCATGCGGGGTCATACGATACTAACGATGTACTTGGTTACAAGATCAAGAATCGTACATGGTCATTGGCAACAGAAAAGGCGCTGTTTCATACCATCGACAAGAACATCTTTGCCACTAGATTTCACGCAAGCTTCTTCATCAAGCATTGCCTGAGGCTGAATCATGCTGACCATAACATAACGGACAAGATCGTTGTATCTGGTCAACCCCATTACGAAATCATCAAGTGGTTTGACAGTCATCAGGCTGATTTGCCACCAAAGGAAGATATTGTCCTTTTCCCGCATCGTCTATGTCAGGAGAAGCGACCAGAGATTTTCGAGCAACTAAAGGAACTGATGCCAGAGTACCAGTTCATCCGTACTCAGGATATGAACCTGAACAAGGACGAATACTATCGCCTGATGCAACGAAGCAAGGTAGTGTTCTCCGCTGCTGAACATGAAATGCTTGGCATTTCAATGATGGAAGCGGTGCTTGCGGGAGCAATACCTGTAATGCCGAATCGTCTGGCATATCACGAAATCTACGATGAGGATTTTCTATACCCCTCTGAATATACAAAACCTGGGCATGTAGATTATCATCGTTTGATGGGGTGGATAGATGCAGGCATGGAATATTGTGAGAGTCCAATACTGCAAGTCAAGATGAAACAACAACGCGAGGTACTGGTGGATAAGTATCTCACTTGCGAACCGATGTGGGAGGCGATAATTGGGTAAGATTACTGCGTATAGGTACCACGACATCAGTTGTGGTCATAGAGTTGTGGGACATGAAGGCAAGTGTAAGCACCTTCACGGGCACAACTATCGTGTTTGGTTCTACTGTGAGGGAACGCTTGATGAGGTAGGTCGTGTCATCGATTTCGGTGTCATCAAGAGCAAACTATGCATGTGGATTGAGGATCATTGGGACCACAAAATGTTGCTGTGGTACAAAGATCCATTGCATGAGGATATACAAGCGATTGATCCGTCTATCGTGATTGTTCCATTTAACCCGACAGCCGAGAACATTGCGCAGCATCTAGTAACGTTTATTGGTCCACAACAATTGAAAGGCACTGGCGTTGAATTGGTCAAGGTAGTAGTTGAAGAAACTGCCAAGTGCCATGCGTCATACGAAAAATGAAAATAGCCCTTGTTACCGATCAGCACTTTGGAGCACGCGGAGACCATCAAGTATTCGATGGTTTCTTTAGGCAATTCTACTCCAAGATTTTCTTCCCAGTTCTAGATGAACTAGCCATTACTCATGTAGTGGATCTTGGAGACACTTTTGATCGTCGGAAGTTTGTCAACTTCCTGACGTTGGCAAATGCACGCGACTACTATTTCGAGCAGCTATACACGCGCGGCATTAAGGAGACGTTGCTTGTTGGTAACCACTGCACGTTCTATAAGAACACCAACAAGATCAATAGCCCAAAGCTTTTGTTGTCTGACTATTCTAACATCGACATCGTTGAGGATCCATGTGAGGTTACTATTGGTGGGCTAGATGTCCTGCTGCTGCCTTGGATTTGTGCAGACAACTATGCAGACTCAATGGCTCTCATTCGCGGCACCAAGAATGAAGTGGTGTTTGGCCACCTAGAGATTGATGGCTTTGAAATGTATCGTGGTCAGCCCTGTGTTGGTGGCGAAGTACCAGCCACATTCAATCGGTTCGATCAGGTGTACTCTGGACATTTCCACCATCGATCAACGAAGGGTAACATCACCTACTTGGGCAATCCGTATGAATTGACCTGGTCAGATTATGATGATCCAAGAGGATTTCATATCTATGATACAGAGACTCGCCAATTGACATTCATTGCGAACCCGTATAGAATGTTTCATAAGATCACCTATGATGACTCGTCCGACACAGACTATCGGACAATGCCAGTCAAGTTGTATACTGACCGATACATCAAAGTGCTTGTGCAGACCAAGAATGACTTTTTGAAGTTCGACACATTCATTGATAGGTTATATCAAGCAGCCCCAGCCGAAATCAAGATTTTGGAAGACATGGCTGACTATGATGAAACGGCGGTAGATGACAACATAGATGTGGAAGATACACCAACAATGTTGGATCAGTATGTAGATGCTACGGAAACTGACCTCGACAAAACAAGACTAAAAACCTTCCTGCGGTCGCTTTATGTGGAGGCGCAGGCTCTGGAGGATCGATAGTGGTTAAATTTGAAAAGATACGTTGGAAGAATTTCCTTTCAACAGGCAACGTATGGAATGAGGTGTTACTAAACGAATCACCAACAACACTAATCGTAGGAGAGAATGGGTCTGGTAAAAGTACGTTGCTTGATGCGCTATGCTTTGTTCTTTTTGGTAAGCCGTTTCGCAATGTGAATCGTGGGCAGCTATTGAATTCGATCAACCTCAAGCAATGCGTGGTAGAGGTTGAATTCATGATTGGCAAGTATGAGTATAAGGTAATTCGTACCATGCGTCCTAACACCTTTGAAATCTACAAAGATGGGGTGCTGCTGAATCAAGATGCTGCTGTGAAGGACTATCAGTTAATACTTGAGGAGCAGATCCTCAACTTCACCTATAAGTCATTCACGCAAATCGTGATACTTGGTTCGGCATCGTTCACGCCGTTCATGCAATTGCCATCAGGCTCACGCAGGGAAATCATTGAGGACTTACTTGACATTCGCATCTTCTCCTCTATGAACAAGGTGCTCAAGGAACGTGCTGGCTTGCTGGCATCTGAGGTCATCAATCTTGAAGGTGAGATTGAGGTGCAGAAGCAAAAGGTGAAGCTGCTGAAATCGTACATCGATACCCTTGTTCAAGATCGTGAAGGCAAGATCAAGGAAAATCAGAACGAAATCGACATCACCACTTCGGAGATTGGGGTGTATACGAAAGTGGTAAATGCACTACAGGAGGAAATGAACACCCTTTTGGAGTCCATATCTGACAATGCTGAGGTGCTTCGTTCGCAGCAAAAGTTGAAGAACGAAATCGCCACTCTGGTTGCAGACAAGGAGCGCATCAAGAAACACCTACACTTCTATTCGGAGAATGACGAATGTCCTACATGCTCACAAGACATTGACGACCAATTCAAGCACTCCACTATCTCCGAACACAAAACACAACTGGAAGAAATAGAGTGGGCACTACAGGAAAAACAAGAGGCGTTTGCAGCAATAACGGAACGCATCGCGGCTATTACTGCGGTTCAAACCAAGCTATCACGAATCAGTCAGGAGATTAGCGATAACAACGTCCAGATTCAGGGTGGGCTATCGTATATTTCCAAATTGACGACGAACAACCAAGAACTGCAAAAGGACTCTACTAACATCAATGAGGAGAAGGCGAAGCTGCGTGCTGATTCAAGCAAGGGTGCTGCTCTGTTGACCAAGCGCGCCGAACTGAATGAGGAGAGGCAGTACATGAATGTGTCCTCAATGCTATTGAAGGACACTGGTATCAAAACGAAGATCATCAAAAAGTACCTGCCGATCATCAATCGGTTGGTCAATAAATACCTACAAGCGATGGACCTGTTTGTAAACTTTGAATTGGATGAATCTTTCAATGAAACCATCAAGTCAAGACACCGAGACGAATTCACCTACGCTTCCTTTAGCGAAGGAGAAAAGCAGCGGATTAACCTGGCACTTCTATTTGCCTGGCGCGCTGTGGCTTCAGTTCGGAATACGACAAACACAAATCTTCTACTCTTTGACGAAATCCTTGACGGGTCCCTTGACGCCTCGGCAGTAGATTACTTCCTCAATCTGGTCAAAGACATCGGCCAGAAACACAACATCTTTGTAATCAGCCACAAGCAGGATCTGTTTGCGGACAAATTTGATCGCCTCATCAAGGCAACGAAAGTAGGCGGCTATTCAACATTAGGAGTTATTGACAAATGACCATTCCAAAAGAGTATGTGGTAAACGATTTTGGGTTCACGGCGGTTGATGATCCAACTGCTGAGGTTCCGCCTGTCGTAGATACACAGGTGTCAGAACAAGTGCGGGATACTCTAATAGAAGTATCTGAGGCGTTAACACGCATTGAAGCAAAATTAGAAACGCACCCGAAGCTGAACAAGGAAGAAGTGGATAGCAGATTGCAGGGAGTGGAGAAACTGATTCTACCATTGCTTGTCAATCTAGCAAAGAACCCAGAGAAGGATTACATTCTCTGGCCAAATCGTGGTGAGCAAGTACAGGAACGCATTGATGCGATTCTAGCTTTGACAAGAGGCTAATATGACTGAACGTATTATTTTCAAGGATGAACGTCTAAACGACCTTCGTCTTTTGCCATTCACAGATCCTCTATTGAGAAAACCACTGGAGGAATTTGATTTTGAGAAGCCACCAATCGACCCAATCGAGTTGAAGGATGCGCTGATACTAGGCATGACTAACATGGGTGGTGTCGGGCTATCTGCAAATCAGATCGGGTTGCCATTCAGGTGCTTCGTCTATGGCATGGGTGAAAAGGTGCATGTGGTATTCAATCCCAAGATCATCGGTGCTTCGACAGAAAAGAATGTCATCAAGGAAGGCTGTTTGAGTCTACCCGGTGTGTGGTTGATGATTTCTCGCCCAGCTATGATTGCTGTGGTCTATCAAGATGAAACTGGGGAATCAAAAGCATTCGACCTTAATGGTATTTCGTCGCGTGTGTTTCAACATGAATTCGATCATATGGAAGGTCGAAACTTTACTATGCTTGCTTCGCCGTTGAAACTCCAACGCGCCCTAGCACAATTGAAGAAGAAGGTACATAATGAGCGAGCCAAACAAACTGCCTAAGCGGGTTGCGATTCTAGTTGCCCAACAAAGCCTCATCATTCATGGTGGAATAGGACAATTCACCAAAGCATTCTGCGATATGGGGGAACGCTTTGGGTGGGAAGTTGACTTGATCCTTGATGGCTATTCGACAGATGCCACATTGGCTATGGTCAAGCACATGCGCGAGTGTGGATGGAAGGGATGGGCTATCTCACCATACGATAAACTCTCCTACGCGAACTTCGTAGATACTGCGGAGAATCGTCACAAGGATGGTGTGAATTTCGAGAAGGAGATTAACTTCCGTCAAGCAATGTTTCGAGCATTGCAAGATGGACTTGAATATGACCTGATCGTTTGCAATAATCCCGAGTCATTCATTCCCGTTTATAGCATGGGTCTGACAAGCAAGATTCCAACCGTATTCTACACGCACAATGAAAATTTCATCGGCATCCAAGATGAGGTGGGTCCGTTTAGCAATGAGTACAATGAGGTCTATCGTCGCATGTTGACGCTGCCCGGTATCATTGTTGGCACGCAGTCCGATCATAACGTGAAGCGGATGAAAAAGATGTATGGCATCGATGCAATGTCGCTGCCAATGCCTCTGCCAGAATTAGAACTGTTCAAGCCGTATGCCATGAAACAGGATGATCGGCGTGGTGTTCTGTTCATTGGTCGTTGGGAAGACCGGAAAGACTACAAGACATACCTCAAGGTCATTATGGAAACGGGTCTT